ACGAAACCTCCTGCAATCAGTACACCTGAACCGAAAACGCATTATGTGGACATTCCAGGAGCGCATGGTGCAATGGATTTGACAGAGGCGCTGACAGGAAAGGTGCAGTACAAGAACAGGAAAATCGAATTGGAGTTCATCACAACGGCAGGCCGGGAAGACTGGTCTGCCGTTTATAGTGACATTCTTTCGGAATTGCACGGGCAGATGAAGGAAATCGCTCTTGACGATGACCCGATGCACTACTACAAAGGGCGAGTGACGGTTGGTGATCCTGAGCGCGTCAATGATAAGACTGTCATGGTCAAGATGACGGCAGAGGTTGAGCCTTTCAAGAAAACCTATGAAGGGACGGCGATGCTGTAATGTACAAAATGAAAGCGGATGGGGTCGTTTTTTACGACCCTTCCTCTGATGATATGGCACTGCATGTACTGTATCCCAAGGCAAAGTACGAGTTAAACAAGGCAGGAACACTGACATTCACGATGCTTCCGGGTAACGTGATGTATGATGGTTTGCATAAACTAAAAACCGTTGTCACCATTGAACAGGATGATGAAGTGATTTTCCGTGGTCGTGTTCTGGAAACGGAGACAGACCTTTACAATCAGAAGAAGGTTCACTGCGAGGGCGAATTGGCCTATCTGCTGGACAGCATGCAGCGGCCTTACAAGTACGATGGCAGCGCGAAAGAATACCTTCCCATGCTGATTGAAAACCACAATGCAGACGTGGAGGAAAGCAAACGATTCACGGTGGGGCTGATAACTGCGCTGACGGATGAGGATACTGTCAAGATTGAAAGCGAGAATTACGCAAATACGCTGGAAGAGATCAAGTCGCTTCTGCTGAATGAGTTCAACGGCTATCTGCGTGTGCGCTGGGAAGATGGTGTTCGCTATCTTGATTATGTGGACAAGTTCAATCAGACATGTTCACAGGAAATCAATTTCGGTGTGAATCTTGTGGATATTGAAACCAATGTCAATGCAATGGATGTTTGTTCTGTACTGATTCCGCTGGGCAGATCGAAAAAAGGAAAATACACAAGCATTGCGAAGGCGAACGGCGGCAAGGATTACATCGAGGATGCTGCGCTGATAGCAAAGTATGGGCGAGTTGTCAAGACCTATACATGGGACGAAGTAGAAGACCCGGAAGAACTGCTTGAATTGGGTCAGAAACACATGGAACGGATGGCAGCAGAAACAACGCTGACCATCAAAGCGGTTGACCTCCACGCTGTTGGAGCGGATGTGGACGGCATCAGGCTTGGCGATACGGTGAAACTTGTTTCCGCCCCGCATAGGCTGGACAAGGAAGATGTATGTACGAAGATTGACCTGGACATTGAAAACCCGGAGAAGTCTGAGTACACCTTTGGCCTTCCTATGGAAACGCTGACGGACAGAAACGCGAGTGCAACAAGGAAGAACAAGTCAAGCATGGATCACATGCACAAGTGGCTGACGGAGACGGACGATTCATTGCGAATCGTTGTAGATAAAGTGAATGGTCTTATCTTACTGCAAGCCGATTATGTGACGATTAAAGCATTAGAAACGGAAATTGAAGGACTGCTGAAAGCGGAAAATCTGCAAGCGGCGATTGCAGATTTGGATAACGTTGCAGTTTCTTCATTGTCTGTTAGCGGCACTGCGCATTGCACAAACCTTGCAGTGCATGGCGCGGGAAGTGTGGACGGTGATTTGTCAGTCAGCGGTGCAATAAACGGCATTTACTTGGACGACCTTGAAGCGCGTGTTAGTGCGCTGGAGGGATAAATATGAAGGGGGTTTCATTCCTTGGGTTTCACTCCTACCGTGACCTTCACATTCTGCTGACTGGAAAGGAGATCGGTTCGCCGGAAGTCAAGCGGCAAACCATCGACATTGAAGGGGCAGACGGTGAACTGGATTACACGGATTTCTTTGGTGAACCCAAATACACGAATGCGCAGCACCGATTTGATTTTGAAAGCATTCAGCCCTGGAATGAACAACTCTCACAGTTTACGGACATCAAGAACAAGATACATGGGAAGAAGGGAAGGATTGTGCTGGACAACGATCCTTCCTTCTTCTATGTGGGCAGGTGCTTTGTATCGGCCTACAAGAATGAAGTGACCATCGGCAGGATCAGCATTGAGTGCGACTGTGAACCGTACAAGTACAAGATGCAACCGACAATAATGTCGGTCACAATTGACGGCACTCAGACCATTATCTTGACAAATGCGCGGAAACGTGCTGTGCCGACCATCACCACCACGTCGGACATGACAATTTCCTTCGGGGAAGGGATATGGACGAACCGGGCAGGGACATTCACTATTCCTGAATTGGAACTTGTGGAGGGTGAGAACCTTGTCACTGTTACAGGCACAGGAACGATCACGTTCACATGGCAGGAGGCGGTGCTATGACGTACCGGGTGTATTGTGACAGCATGCTTCTGTATCACAGCAAACTTGAAAACCTTGTGTTGTTCAATCCGTCTGTGGAATTGGAGGTCAACAAAACCGGGTCGTTCACATTCACAGTGCCTTCAAACCATCCGTATTATGGCCTGATTCACAAGATGAAAAGCATCATCACGGTATATCAGGACGATTACCTGCTGTTCCGTGGAAGGGTGCTTGACGATGAAATAGGCTGGCATAATGAGAAGGCTGTCACCTGTGAAGGGGAGATGGCCTTTTTGCTTGACAGTATCATGCGACCCTATGACTTTTCCGGCAGTATCCCGGAATACTTGGCTGTGCTGCTGGACAGTCACAACAGTCAAGTGGATGCGGATAAGCGGTTTACGCTGGGCAAGGTGACGGTTGCAGACGCAAATGACTACATCGTGCGGTCAAACATCGACTACACCGACACATGGACTGAAATGCAGGACAAGCTGGTCAAACTGCTTGGCGGGTATCTGCAAATCAGGCATGAAGGCGATGCGCATTACATTGACTATTTGCAAGACTTCACACTGCTTGCTCCGCAAAAAATCGAATTCGGCAAGAATCTGCTGGACTTGAAACGCATTCGGAAGGGCGCGGACATTGCAACAGCGGTCATCCCACTGGGCGCGAAACTGAAGGATGCAGACGGTAAAGACACGGACGAACGCCTGACCATTGCAGAGGTCAATGCTGGGCTTGACTACATTGTGGATGAAGATGCGAAAGCACAATTCGGCCTGATTGTCAAGACGGTCATATTTGACGATGTGACCGATGCAAACAATCTGCTGACGAAAGGCAAAGCATACCTTGCAGGACTTGTCAAGTTGCCTGAAACCATTGAGTTGACGGCGGCTGATATGGCAACGCTGGGGCAGGACATTACGTCCTTTCACATTGGCACAAAGGTTCAAGTGAAAAGCAATCCCCACGGCATTGACCAACTTTTCACGGTCAGCAAGCTATCCATCAAATTGCTTGACCCGGCATCGAATCACTTGACGCTGGGCGGGGTGCTGGATACCTTCACGGCATCAACAAGCAAGATCACAGCCATCACCGGAAAGGATGGCAAGAACGGAGAGGATGCTGTCACCTTGCGGATTGATTCCAGCAGGGGGACTGTGTTCAAGAACAGCGAAGTTTCGACTGTTCTGAATGTTGTCATTTTCAAGGGAGGCAAAACGATCACGGATGCGGCCGCTATGAGGGCTGAGTTCGGGAGCAACGCCTATCTTGAATGGCAATGGCAGCGTATGGGGGAAGCGACCTTCGGGACGATATTGACAACGGACAGCAGAATATCGAACGAAGGATTTGCTTTGTCGCTGGCACCGAGCGACGTAGACACAAAGGTTGTTTTCAAATGCCAACTTGTCTCGGAATGATAATGAAGAAAGGAGAGTTTCTATGGCTATCAAGTCGGTTGACCAGATTTCTATCGTTGACGTAACGGATGCTTATTCCGTTATCCTGACCTCCGAAACCCATGCCTTCCCTGGTACGACCAATGCTGCCAAAGCTGGTGCGACCACGACTCAGATCATTGCCATGCAGGGTTCTTCACAGATCCCTTGCAGTGTGACGGTATCGGAAATCACGAAGCCTGCGGGTGTCACGGTTTCCTCTGACAGCAACACCACGTCCCCGACTCTCACTATTTCTGTCACTACATCCGTGACGAGTGGCGGTGTCATCAAGATTCCCGTCCATATTGGGGACATCACTATCACGAAGGAATTCACATTCACGATTGCCTTCATGGGTGCGACTGGCGCAACTGGTGCAACGGGCAATCCCGGTGCGGATGCAATCACGCTGACAATCACGTCCAGCAACGGCACGATTTTCAAGAACTCCGCCATTGAAACGGTGTTGACTGCCCATGTATACCGGGCTGGTGCAGAATTGACTGCGGCTCAGGTTACGGCTCTTGGCACAATCAAGTGGTACAAGGATGGTGGAGAAACGGCTGTCGGTACTGGTGCAACCCTTACTATTGATGCAGGAGATGTGAGCCACAGGGCAAGCTACGTTGCACAGTTGGAGGGATGACACATGGCTGTTAAGGCAGCGGGGCAGATTACGCTATCAAGCGTTGTCGATGTGGCAGCAACATATCGGTATTATCTGCTCCAATCTTCCACGGCGGCAATCCCTTCAAAGCCCACCACGTTTCCTCCTGCTAACACCTGGGACGATACAGAACCGGGATACACGGACGGCAGCACCACAAGCCTGTACACGGTAGACTGCACGGTCTTCAGTGACGGGACGTTCGTGTACTCACCTGTATCCCTGTCCAGCAGTTATGAGGCGGCAAAAGCGGCCTATAACAAGGCCACAAACGCCCTTCTGCACACGGTTGTACAGAGCGCAACAGCCCCGTCAGCAACAACCTATATGTGGCTGGACATCAGCGCAGAACCGCCTGTATTGAAGCGGTATGAGGCTGAAACGGCAACATGGGTGACGGTGAATGATGCAACCGAGATCGTGTACAACCTGGAACAAAACATTGAATCGTCCCTTACAAAAAGCGCGGAGGACATCACGGCGAAGGTTGCGGAAAGCTACACGCTGAAAGAAGATGCGGAAGCCCTTGTGTCGGAAGTCAG